ACACTTAACTGGAATAATGACATTATTGCTAATACTCCAGGTGGTTCACCTAATCCAACAGTTGAGTTCTCTAACTCTTCCTTTAAGGAGATTGGTGTACTTGGTGCTGAGGCAATTAGAACTGAGACTGACACTATTGGTGATTACAAACTTGGTGTTAACACTGTTGCACGTTCTGCACACAGTGCTTATCAGAAGGCATTTGTATCTGCTGAGACAGAACCTCGTGCTAACTTAGATGTCGTTGGTACTACATTCATCAGTGGTAAGACAATTGGTGCTTACTTAACTGAGACAGGAACAGTCAAGACTGAAACTGGTAGCACCTCTGCATTCCTAGTTGGTGGTGATAGTGCTGCTCCTACAGATTCTGCACTATTCAGAGTTAATACTGTAGATAATCGTGTAGGTATCAATGTTGATAACGCATCACTAGACAGTACATTCTATGTTGGTGGTACTTCTAAGTTCACTGATAATGCTATCTTCTTACAAGACGTAGAAGTTAATGGTGGAGGCGGTGCTAATACTGCTGATGTAACAACAACAATCACAACAGGTGGATTTAATCTTGTCAATTCAGCAGGATTTACTGGAACACTTAATATTGCTCAGAATGCAACTACGATTGCTATTGGTGATACAACTGCTGAAGATCAGTTTATCAATATTGGTCGCGGTTCACTTCATAGTAACATAAGATTGGGTGCTACACCTGATAATCGTGTATCAGATGGTGCTCTTACAATATCTAAGGTTGATATTGGTGGTGCATATGACAATAACGAATCATTATCATACACTACAATTAAGACTAAAGTTCTTAAGATAGATGGTGATGCACAACTAGGAACCAGAAGATCTGGTGCTGGTAGTATCGTTAAACTAAGTTCTACTGCTCAGAAGGTAGAATTCTTCGCTGGTAACTCGGCCACATCTATATTAGACTTCGCAACTAATGCTTCTGATATTACGATTGCTGGTCAAGGTGGATCTACAACAGTTAGAAACAACTTAATTGTTGATGCTACTGCTAGATTCAATGCTAACGTTACTTTATGTGGTGGATTTGCTTCTTACTCATTCTCTGCTAAGAGAGCACAGGCAGGATCAACTGCATTTGCTCATGCTAGTGGAGTACTTGGTAACAATCTATTCAACAGTAACGTTGATTTGGTTGATGTTCTAAGAGTAACTTCAAACAATACTCTGATTGATACTTACAACCAAGTTGATACATCTGGTAGTGGTGCATGGGGTGGATCAACATTCCAGCAAGAGATTCCTAATGTTGGTGGAGTACCAAACGTTGAACCTCAGACTTTAGTTGCTCTAACAGGTAACCAATACTATCTACCAATCAAGAACAAGCCTCAAGATGCTGCTGGTAATCAGTACTTCAATGAGAATGATATTCTATTGATTGATACAGATGATTCTGGTGGTACATTACATCCTGAATTTGTTAAGGTTGTTTCACTACCAAGGATTAGTACTGCTCCATACTACATCATAGTCGAGAGACTACCATTTGGTACATGGACAGCAACAAGATCGGATCATCCTGATACAACTCCAATTTATAAGTGTAACGTTCAGTATGATGCTACATGGATCACTACTGCAATTGATTCTGGTGGAGTATCAGAAAATGTTTACCTATCACAGTTCGGTGGTAATATAGACATCGGTGATTATGTAATCATTGATCGTGAAGATACAACTGTCCCTGCTGATGGTGTTAATGATCAAGGTGAACTGTTCAAGGTAGAGACTTTATTATCACAGGTTGCTAAGAGTCTATTCATTAAGAATGGTTGTGATACCGCTAATGAAGAGACAGTATTCTCTGTTGATTCTACTGATGGTACATTAGTAGTTGGTGGTGATGCTAACATTGGCGGTTCATTGAACCTAACAGGAACATGCACAACACCATATATTGATGCTACTACCAACAGAAAACTTAAGATTACTAATAATCAGACTGTTGATGTATTCAAAGTTGATACTTGCACAGGTAATACACAGTTTGGTAATCAGCATGGTACAGTGTTCATGCTATCCGAGCAGTTTGGTACATCCCCTGCTGCATATACTAAGGATTCAGATTTAGTCTATGTTTATAGACATAATCCTCAGTCTACTATATCTGGTGGTCCTTTAACTACTACTGCGGACAACGTTGTAACTGCCACATCAAACATTGAGATTCAAGGTAACCTAACTGCATTCAAGAAGGGAGACTTGGTTGCAATTTATACAACTGGTGTTGGTGCTGCGATTGAGGTTATTCAGATTACTGATGATCCATATGTCAGTGGTACAGATAATATTCTACCAACAGCAACTAATGCTCAGTATCCAAGTGGAGGTAGAGGATTAGAAGGAACAGCAGCACAAGCATTCTCAATAGGTGCTAATGTTGTTAAGATTGATAAGTACGATAGAACTACTACATTATTACATGATGTTCCTGCTACACAGGTAGATAGAGCAACTGCACTTAAGGCCAGAACACCTAACACAAGTGATATTAGACTTGAGATTACATTACGTGATGCTGATCTAATTGCTCCTAAACTAGACTATGTAACATACGTCAGAATAGGAACTGAATGGTTTATACCTGATAGTGTTGATGGTGCTAATGATATTAGTTTTGCTATCAAGACTCCTAAGCAAATTAGAGATCCAAATACTATCAATACACCTTTAGTTGATCTATATGGTGGTGGTAAACTAACTGTTCATGATGATCTTGAGATATACAGTGGTAACCTCAGAATGTATGGTTCTGATGGTCAGACTCTGGTTATGTCTATCGCTAATGACGATGGCCACTCTGGAGACGGATCACTTGCTGATGAGAAGGAAGGAACCAATGGATTAACAATACATGGTTCTGCTACATTTGGTGGTGATCTTAGGGTTAACTATGAAGATTGTCAGGCATTCGGTCTTTGCTCCGATGTAACAACATTTAGAGTTACTAAGAGAGAAGGTAATGTCTTCTTGGGTGAAGAGTTCTATCAAGCAGGTAAGGTCTACGAGACTGAGACTGCATCCAAGACAATGTTCCACATTGATAACCTTGGATCTGCTGGAGTTGGTGGTACTGAAGGTGCTAAGGACTTTAGAATCTATCAGAACAATGCTATTGATTCATTCGGTATTGAGAAATACTGGACAGGAAATGGTGGTAGAAGACATACTTATGTCGCATTCGATGCTTCTACTGGTGTAGGACAGCAGATAGATAACCCACTTGAGGTTAATAATAACTATCTTGTTAATGCTTCTCAAGGAAGTAACATAGTTCTATATCTACCAGATAATCCAGAGACAGGTGATATGATTAGATTCGTTGAATTAAGTGGTAACTTAACATACAACACAAGTCTGATTATTAGAGCGAAGAAGATAAATAATATTGCTACTTCTATACAGGGTGATGCCACAGGATCTAAGTTAGATTCAGGAAATGGCCAGTCTTTAGCAACTGCATGGGATTCAGGTGAATTAGTTATTCAATCACGCAATGCTTCATTCGGATTAGTATTTGCTGGTACGGTTGATATTGAAGGATCTGCAAATTCAAGAACAATTCCACCTGCACTAAGAGGATGGTGGTTAATGGAGTTATAAATGACAGTACATTACGACTCACTTAAATCTATGAGAACTGCCAAGGTGGGGACAATCCTGCCTTGGGGTGGTGATGGAGGAACTGGCTTCCTGGCTTCTAACATACCTAAAGGTTGGATTGTTTGTGATGGAACTACATTAAATGCTTCTGATTATCCATTATTAGCATCTGTTATTGGTGACACTTATGGTGGTGACATGACTGATGGTGGTGGTAACCATTATGTGTTCCCTTATATTGCTACAGCAGCAACATTTAGATTACCTCAGTTATCATCAAGTGTATTGATGGATTTAGAGAGGTATCATCTTGATCAACCAGCATATCAAATGGGTCAGTCTGATGCTGCAACTGTTGTTGGTGGTTTAGTTAGTGATTATGGTGAGACTACTGTTATCTCTACTACGTATGAGGCCACATCTGACATAGATTTTAGTCTTAATATAGCAGGAAATTTATATTTTAAATTTAGTGATATAACTCTTACTGCTCCTGATTTCTTAGAAACTGTTCATACATTAAATCGTAAGTTGGGTATCAATCATACACCAGCACACGGTCACTCTGATAGTATTCCATCTGTAAACCCAACTGATGTTGGTGTTATGAATTTTAGAACTGATACTGGTATTACTATGACTGGTAGTGCCACAATTCATTGTAACGTAAGTAGAGGTCCAAATACTTGTGCTCTTGAAGAATCACAACCTACTAACTGGGCTAATGGTGCTACAAGCATGACATTCTATGGTGATTCTAATAAAGAAGATACATTACCTATGATGGATTCATTTAGGGAATATGTTCAGGATAATACAGGAAAGAATTATTGGAATAATGTTCCAGCTGGTGCATCTAACTGGAGGGGAACAAGTAGAGGATCAGGACAAGCAACAGAAACATATACACAAACTATATTTGGTAGATATGATACTGCTGATATGGTTGATGTGACACCAGAAGATTCACACCAAACACCATGTCATACTGGTATGTTCCCAAGACCAATGGTAACTAGAAACAAACCAAACTTCTTTGGATATGATACAGGAGCACCCATAAGAGCTGATGGTCTAGTGGATGATCCTGAAACTACAACTCCATTTTCTGTTACTGGTGTTACTCTTACTGCTAATACTAATAAATTTCAATTACCAGCAGGTACAGATATAAAAAGAGCATATGGTAATACTAGTGGTACACAGAATGTGGACTGGTGGTATCAATATGATAAGATTACTCCTTTGATGTATGTTGTTGATAATGACAATGATGACAAATATACATATTTGAGAGAAGGAACTTGGGTACAGACTGTAGAAGATATAGGTGGTGGCATCTATGAGGTTACATTGAATCAACAGGTTCTTGCAAGTGGTACAAGAACTATAAACTTTAAGAATGGTACGTGGCCAACAAGTTTGAACTTGAGTGCTACTAACAAAGATCCATTGAACCAAGCATTCAAATCCCATAATCATGGTAGTTTTGAAATTTCTCAAGGTATGGGATCAATGAGTGGACCACCATCACACACTGCATCTGATGCAGATGGTTCAGCATTACAGGCAGATAGTCTTGAAAATGCTCTAAATATTTCTGCTGATGTAACGCAACCTTCAGCAACCTGTACATTTCTCATTAAGGCATACTAATGACAGTATTATACGGAAAAGAGAAAGCCAAGTATGGTAATCTTACAGGTCAAATAATTATTTGGCCAGTAGAATATCAGGGTACACCTGAAGATTCTAATAATGTTAGAAATTTACCAGCAGGATATCTTAGATGTGATGGTACAATATATTATGCAGAGGATTATCCACAACTTGCTGCTATTTTAGGTACAGGAGAGCAAACTAAATTTCTTAGAAGAAATCTTGATCAAACTGCATTTGATTTTATAACTGATCAACAGTTCATGGTTCCTGATTTTGGATCTAAGTATCCAGAACCTACTTCAGGTGCTAATGCTGGTGTATATGATAACATAAGAACTACTAATGCTCTAGGTACTGAGGTAAGTAGAGGTGGTATTGGTGTGGAGATTGCATCTGCTATTGGTCAGGATGTTACTATTCAATATAGTGGATCAATAAGTGTTCCTAGTCAAGAGATAGAAGTTCGTGGGAAACCATCATGGAATTATGCTGGTGAGACACATAGAACTGATACTGAAGGTGTAGAAGAGAATTCTGTTCACCCTCATGCTCACTTTGGTACATGGAATAGATCAAGAAACTTACAGGTTAATGAAACAGATTCACAAAATCCTATAGGTGCAGGTAGAACTGGTAGAAGAAACGCATCTACTGTTCCTATTCAGACTTGGTTGGATGCTACAAGATATAATAATGATCCTACATTCCCACCAGGTAGTGCTCAAGAACCATGTAAAGCAATAGATAAGTGGAGTCCAGGTGATAATGGAGGCCCTACATCTATCCAAGGATTTGGATTACAACAGACTGTTTACTACGGACATTGTATATTTGGTGCTGGATCTCAGTACACTTACAATTGTATTAGTAATTCTAGTTACAGTATGAACAGACATGAACTATCTGGTTCTGCTGATGGACAGAATGTATCTAGATTTTGTGATGTTTGGAGGATATGGGTTATATTAACATATATTTGTGCTGTTCAAGGTAACTGTGGTAACACAAAATCTGCAACATTAACTGTTCCTGTAACATATGTTCAGGGTGCTCAAGGAGTTCCTGATGATTGGGCAGGAAATAGTTTGTATGATGTATTACCATTGCAATCTAATGGAGATGTTAATGATAATACATGTACACCAGATGTTGATAATGAGATTACAGATACTACTGATCTTCCTAGAGAAGGTGGAGTAGATCCTACATCACATAACCATCGTATTGATATTGTTAAAGGAGATCATACATACAAAGTAAAGACCTCTGCTATATCAATACCACCAGAGAATTTAAAGACAACTATGTCTATTGGAGTTGATTCTTCAGTATCAATTGATTCTGCTGCTGCTCCTTTCATTGTTATGGAATATTTAATTAAGATATAAAGATGACCCAGACCTATAGAAATACAAGAACAGGATATCTAACTGATCTCTTACATGACACAACACCTATTGGTGCGATTGTGCCGAATCTTAAGGCTGGTGCTAATTCATATGATCATAGTTTTATTAAATCTGGTGCTGCTGCATATCCAGCATTATCTGAGTCTTCTGGAAATGTATATCAAGGTGGTGATGATCCAGCTTATACACATGAGGGATACTTATATTGTGATGGTACAGAATATAATATAAATGATTATCCAGGATTATATCAGATAATTGGTAATGATTATGGTGGAACTTCTAGTAATGGATTGGACATATTAACTGTAGGAGTGGGATATACAAGTGCTCCAACTGTAACTATTGATCCTCCATCAACTCCTGGTGGAACAACAGCAACTGCTATTACAACTGTTGAAGGTGGTACATTAAAAAGTATTATTGTATATGAACAGGGATCTGGATATACTACTCCACCTAATGTAGTTCTTAGTGGTGGTGGAGCATCTACTCAAGCTACTATACAAGCAAGAATATCTACTAATGATGGATCTTTAGAAGGTATTACTAAAAATAATGTACTAAATTTCTTAGGTGATACATTAATGGGAACATTTAAAGTTCCTGATATGGTTGCTAAGAAGGTAGTTGGTAATGGTCCTGTATTTGGATCTAACTCACCAACCATAGCAAACTCAACAATGGGTGTGGGTACTGTAGGTGGTGGTTGGTATTTGGCTAAGACATTACAAGATGAATATTTTTCATTGGGTAGAATCGTTACTTCTGGATATGATAAGGTAGTTGAAACTACCGAGTGTAGTATAATAGGACAACAATCAATTGAAATAAGTATGAGGGAGACAAAACTCTCTGGTGCTCATCAACATATTCACTCAGTCTATCATGCACAAGCAGGTACTAACTCATGGATTTCAGAGGCTAGTGGTGATAGATATCAACAGGATTATCGTGAAGGAACAGGAAGAGTAACAAGATGGTATCCTACAACTGGACAGGTATTTACACACAGTCATGGATTATTAAGACAACCCAACACGGATAATACTGTTGGTACTTATGATGTACTTGATTTTGCTGGTGGTGCAGGTGGTCCTGGATCACTTCAAGACCCAACTCAAGCAACATCAGCACAGAAATATCTTGCGTCTGGTACTAGTGGTGTAGGAACTTATGTATTCCAAACTTATATACCTAGTCCAGTCTTTAGAAGATTTAGTGGATCATCTGTTATTGGTGGAAGAAGTGTTAATACAGGTGGTACACCAATATATGATTATTCTAATGAATGGGAATTTAATACACCTGGATCATACAGCATAAACTTAGGAAATATAACTGGTACACCTGATAAACTGATCTATCAAGTATATGGTGGAGGTGGATCTGGTGCTGCTGGTACACAAGTAGGTAATGCTGGTACTGGAAGTAGAATAAAAGTTGGTGATGGAAGTGCAATTGATTTGGTAGTTGGTGGTGGACAACCTGGTGGTGCAACTGTTGGATTGGGCGGTGGTTCTGGTGGACTAGGTGGAACTCATGTTAATAATGGATCAGCACAAGCAACTGGTGGTGGTGATGGTGCTGCTGGTGCTCAAGGAGCAAATGCTCCAAGTAATCCAGGATGGCCTCTTTCTCAGTATCCAAATGATCCTGGCGGTGGTGGTAATGGTGGATTAGCTTCTTCGGATCCTCTTTCATCAGGTACTAATGGTGCAAACGTATTGGTAGGTGGACAGAGTGGTACATATGATCAGACATTAGATCTTACTATTGGATATTATACTAGAGATTGGACAGCAATAGGAACAGCACAGTTATCAACAGGAACACAGGGTGTATGGACTCAGTTCATGAAGGATCATGCAATATGGAAATCATTTCCAGGATTAAGTAATCCAGATCCTCATTATGGTGATTGGATAGAATGTGTAATAGAAATAACTGCTGCTGGTGGTAACTCATATGATGTAGAGTTTGCTTCTGATAATGAAGCCACTATGCATTGGACAGGTGCAATTAATGACTTGGGTACAACGAATAACAATCCAGCAGCAGGTACTACTACATCTACAAATGTTACAATTGGACCAGTTGATGCAGGATTGAATAGAGTAACATTCAGAGCTAGAAATACTGGTAGTATTAATCAGAATACATGGGCTGATAATCCTGGTGGACTTGCATTTGAAATTAAGGATGCAGGAACTAATAATGTAGTAGCAGAATCAAGAAATAATTGTACTGGTGGTACTAGTACTTCTCCAACAACAACGTTTCCTAATACCAATCAAATTATTAATCCTACACTTGCTCAGTTTACAATGTGGGGTGCTAAGGGAGGAAGAGCACATAGAGGTAACTATCAAGGATCATCTGGTGGATATTTACAGGTTGATTTGGTTAGTGGAGAATTAACTACATTCAACACACAGGTATGGAGTGTAGAGATAGGAAGAAGAGCAGGACAAGCAATCGGTGTAAGTCCTTGGCAAGTTGCTCAGAATAACGTTGCTGGTGCAAGTAATGATTATAACTCTGGTAATGGTGGACAAGGTGGTAATGGTCATGGAGTCAATGCTGGTGGAGGTGGAGGAGCATCTTCATTATTGAAACGTGGATCACTTATCATCGCTGGTGTTGGTGGTGGAGGTGGTGCTGGTTCAGATGGTGATGATGGAGGTATTGGTACTGCTGGAATTGGACCACCTCAAGGAGTTGATGCAACTACTAACGCCCTCGGTCCAGGCCAAGGTGGTGTTGGTGGTAACTATACCTGCGTCGGTGGTGGCGGAGGAGGCGGTGGCGGTGGTGTCGCTCGTAATGGTCTCACATTTGGTGGATCAGGAAATGGTGGTGGTTCTGCTGGAGACGGTGGTGGACCTGGTGGAGATGGTCAGCACGATGGTGGTGCTGGTGGTAGACAAGGTGTGTCATCATATCGTAGTGATTACTTAGAAAATGCTAGTTTTGCTGAAACTCATTCTCGTGCATCTACTGACCTCATTCAAAGAGGAGAAGCGGCTATAAGATTGTATGTTGAATATAATAATGATTACTGGACTCCTGGTGGAGGTGGTGGCGGTGCTGGAGGTTTATTCTCTGGTGACGTTGAATTCTCTTTCCTAAATGATCCTGCTGATATTACTGTAGATGTTGGAACTGGTGGTAGTGGTGTATCAATGGGTGCAGGAAATCAAGGATCCACATCAACTGCTGGTGGTGGATATGCAAAGGTAGGATTAGGAACTATCACTGGATATGAAGGTGGTCAGACTGGAACTACTACTGGTGATATAATTGAATCTGCATCTCAAGATGCTCTGGTATGGGATGTAAATATCTATGGTAATGGTAGTGGTACTGGAAGTGCAGGATCATTTGCATTACCAGTAGCATCTCAAGTACCAACTGTTGTATTCCAAGGTGGTGGATCAACTGTTGATGCAGCAGGATCAGTAACAATATCAGGAGCAGGAACAGTCAATGCTATTTCTCTTGATAGTAACGGTGCTGGTTATCAAACTCAACCATACGTTTATATAATGAATGGAATATCTGGTGGTACTACAGCAACAGCTACTGTTGATGAGGCCGCTGGTACTGTAACTGCATTAACATTAACTCCTGCATCATCTCAATCATATGTTCAGTATGTTAAGTTTGGTGGATTGAGTGGTAATGCAGGAACACGTTGGATTAATTTGAAACCAGTTGATACCACTAATTGTAATTACTTCTCAATCAAGGCTTGTAGAGGTAATGGAGTTAATGGTGGAAACACACCTGAAGAATCACTACGTGTGTACTATCAACTTTCAGGATCAACTAACTGGAACTTGATTGATACTATTATCTCACCAATATCAGTAAGGAATGATCCTCTCATTGGTAGTGTTCCTATCATTGAAAATACTTGGGATGGTAATGGTACAACTAACTGGTACACATATTCAGTAGCAGTACCTGAAGCAGCAAGAGCAACTGATACTAGATTCAGACTTGAGCAACCAAGAGCAACACCTTCTGGTGCTAATGATAATGCTGATGATAGTGACCATTATGGTATCATTGAATTTATTTGGTGGTATTCTCAGGTATCTGGACTTGTATTCCAACAAAGTCCTGGTGCTATATCAAAACCATTAGTAGATAGTTTAACTTATACTGTTGATGGTGAGGCTGGACCTGGTATAACATATAGTTCTGGTCTTGGTGCTTCTGATGCAACGTTGACATTAAGATCAACTACTAAGATAGAACCACAGGCAACAATTGATCCTGATATAGATGTACCATTGCTGCATCCTTACAGAACTTGTAAGTACTTGATCAAGGCATACTAAATATATACGGAGACACTAGTTAATAAGATGGCAATTAACGCTGATGCACCTGTGCTACAAATTGAATTAGATACGATAGCACAGGAGATATCATACAATGGAATACCCAAAGTAATTCCAGAAACTTACTGGAAGGATACTTTATCTGCATTCTTATATCCTTTATGGGATACTGATAAGGATAAACTTATATCATTTCATTGGTATACTAATGGAACATATCATGCCAAACGTAGGAAGTTTCTAAAGAATTTTAAGACTGGTCTTTTTGAATGGAAAGACTATGAGATGGAGCAGGCTGATATACCTGAGGCCAATCAACTAAAAGAAAAACTGATTGAAGCATTTTATTTAATAGACTCCCTTGAGAATGAGGACTACCAGAAAGAACTTGGTAGATTATATGCTAAACAGAAGATAGTTACTCCATTCTCTGTTAGACTGGCAAGAAACTTCTTATTAAGTGAAACTGATTGGGTGATGGTCACAGACTCACCATTAGATGCAGACACTAAAGCAAAATATACATTATACAGAACTAAACTAAGAGAATTAACAGCAACAGCTGAATTTGCTACTCAGGTAGAGAATACTAAGTTTCCAATCTCACCTGATTTCTACACAGAAATATGGTCTAAGGATTTCCCTGGTATTGATTACCTCACTACACCTGAACAGTTCTTACCATTAGGTAAGCATTATCTCAAGGCATTTAGGGAGAAGATCTCATACTATCTACTACAGAAATCATTAACTGAGACAGCATACTTCCCAACTCTACTACAAGAGTATGAGAATGTAAGAGCTGCTCAACTTGCTGCTGATGAAACTCCTACTGCATATGAGTTTGCAAACTCTGATGCACAAGCCAAGAAAGATTTCTTAGATAAAATAATCGTAGAAGCACAAGCGGAGTTAGAGAAGCTATGATTATCAATGGAAAGGAAATATCACACTTTGATCTCATTGCTTATTGGGCTCAGAGACATCAGATGTCAGTCTTATATTTTGATCTGACTACCTATAA